CTTTTCACGAAGAACCAACCAGCTTTTGGATAGTCAGCGTCATACACGACTTTCAGGCCTTGTGAACGTGCTGACTCAAGCAGGTCATAAGCGTTACCCCAAAGGGTCACACCGTACCAATGGCGAAGCCCGTAACAAGGCACGTCAGCGCACTGAAAGCCATAAGCTCCATCATTATCCACTCCATCGCCTGCGTTGGCCTTGTCGATGAAGAATTGAATCATTTCCTGTTTTTTAGACATGTCTACTCCTCACTTGGTTTCTTGTATTCTAGTGCTCGTGTGCTGTCTGTGATTCCGCTTGTTGTTGGGTCATTGACCAAACCGATAGCAGTCAAGAACACGAATACCGCATTTACAAGTAAAATCAGCTTGTTGCCGATATCACCTAAATCAAGATGATATCCAAAGACTGCTGCACCAGCTTGCAAGACAAGTAAAAAAGCTGGGATTGCAGTCAGCCAAAAGTATTTATTTTGTAATCGTAGTTTCCAGTTAATCATATGTTTTCCTTTCTTTTATGGTAACGTAGTTGGCCAAGGGTCGTCTGTTAGGTAGCTGATTGCACTTAAGCGAATTTCACCAACATCTTTATCCGTTGGAATAGGATTTAGGAATTGAAGTCTTAGATGATGTGAATCAGCATTTCCTCCCAAATACCAAGAACCTTGAATTGCTCCCTTATCTGTATATATTGGACCAATTAATGAGGTCGTGGAACGGAACCCAAGTGGAATACCGTTATTTTGTGTAAGCCTACAAAATCTTGTAGGATCACTGCCGTAAGGAACAAACCCGTTCCCACCTCTTCTCACGATACCAAACCAGCCCCACTCTAGTCCGCCAAACTGATAGTAAATTGTATTGTTGACTCGTCTTATTTTTACAAAAGACTCCCTTAATTTAGACAGGATATTTAATTTGATCCATCCAGTGTCACCAATGAGAACCTTCCAGCCTGTATTACCATTTCCGCTCTCTTTTATCCACTTGAGAGCGCCGTTGGTAACTGCGGTATCTACATAGGTTGTTCCGATTTCAGCAGCAATACGCCCTTCTGGTGAGCCTGCGCCACGGATTTCATGCCCTACGTTGTCTGGTAACGGTAGAGTGACATTATTACCCCCGACGATGCCGAGGGTATTTCCTGTCAAGGTCAGCCTTGGTTCAGGCTTTTGATTCAACACCTTCACATCACGGCCAATCGCTTGAGCAAATTCCTCAAAATTGCTCATAACAATCACGCTTTCGCTGCGTTATAGGTTTCCACTAGATCAAGATTGGCAAATTCGTCAATACGACGGCCGAGATCAGCCAATTTTTGAACGACTGCGCCCTCAGTATCGCCACTCATGCTAGCGATTTTCTCAGCGATTTCTTTCAGCGTGTCAAGATTTTCAGGGACTCCTTCGCCCAGAATATCATTCTTAACTGCGGTTTTAGCTTGCTCGATAGCCTGCATTAACGTATCGTTGTCAATCTTTGCACCGATTAAGTGCATCATTATCTTGTTATCCGTTCCCAATGCTTGAGCGAATTCCGTTAATTTTGTTGTGTCCATATTTTCACACCTTTCCTAAATTGTAATAAAAAAGCAGGTCTGGAATTTCCTGACATGCTCCACCTTCGCTTGCAGAAAGACCTGCAAGCTGTTTTTTTACTTCCTTTGCGATATCTAATTCCTTCAAAGTGTAGACATCTTCAGTAACCAATTCTTTATCTGATTCTTCAATTTCAATATAAGTATCTCTATCGCTTGGGAAGATATACCCTCCAACCGAGATTTCCACTCGGTATTTTCCGCTTGGCAGAATACTGTCTAAATTAAAATTGACAGAATGGCTAGTGACGGGAGCAGTTGTCTTCCACCTGCGTTGTCCCTTTGTCAGAGTGACAACCGCATCTTGACCCTCAAACGAGGTCATGACACGGTAATTTTCATCTAACAATTCAAATCCAAAAGTAGAAGACAAATCCCCTTGTTTAATAAGGTCGCCACCATCAATTCGAGCCAAATTGGTTGTATTAACTCTGCGGTTGTTACAACCCATTCTACGCCCCTTTCTCATCTTCAACTAAGATGTCATCTCTAATCTGCAACGCCTCAAAATTGTTGTACAGGTGGTCAATGTAACCATTACCACCCAAAGCTTTGTAGCTATTGTGCATATTCTCCACTACATAGAACTCATCTTTGGTAGTAAAACCACGACGGATTGCCCTGCGAATATCACGATCAAGGCGCATCCTCATAGTTACAAGGTGTGCATCGTCGTGCAATTTTAGCTTTGCCTGTACTTCGTCAATTTTGGCGTTATTCTCGTCAGCAGTAATCTGGACATCTTTGATTTGTTTCTTGACATCATTCAATTCTGAAATGATTTGGTCTGTCTGTTCCTTGGTCTTCTTCGGCATTTTATAGCCCAACCAAGCCACGACGATCGGCGTGGCAACTGGTAGCACGTTCATGAAGAAATGTTCTATCTGTTGTAAGACGTCCATAGTTACCCCCTGTTATTGGTTAGGTGCAACTGTTGTAGCAGAAGGTTCTGTTGCTGTAGGAGTTACGGTAGCTGTTGTAGAAACTGCAGCTGCTGGTGCAACAGTTGTAGGGGCATTTTGTTCTTTAGGCTCGTACTTCCATGCTGCGCCTGTTCCGCCCATTTCAAGACGACCATTTCGGGCAAAGTCGCTGACTGGTTCGCCATTGTAAGTAAATTCCTTATTCAATTGAACTAAGATACGCTTACCTTCTCCATCTACCTCAACGTGCGCTGGGTCTTCAATGGTAATCAAGTCATGTGCCAAATAACGTTTCCCAACCTCAGCCAATGGAATCAACTCTACCAATTCCTTGTAGATAGTTCCATAAGCGATTGTCTTGCCTGCTACAGCATTTAAAACGACCGCATGGATAATCTTTCCATAACGGTCTGTTTCGGCTTGGTTATGCTTAACCGCTTCATCAGTAGCAGTCTGTCTAGTTTCATTCTGAGCCAATTTCTGCTCTGCTTGCTCTAGTTTGGCCTGCGTTTCTTGCAACTTAGTTTGCGCTTGCACAATCGCACTTGTTGGGTCTAATTCTGCATGTAGAATCTCTTTGACTGCTTCAATGAGCATTTCGTCCGTATCACCCAAACGGTCACCCTCTAACACACGAGTGAAAAAAGTTAACGGCTTGTCACATTGAATAGAGACTTCCGTCTTGCCAACTCTATAAAATTTATTTACTAATACAAATTCCATGTTAAATTACCTCTTTTTCTCTTTAGAATAAAATTGAAGACCACGATAGTTACGACTAGACAAAAATTGATTTTTATCTGTTGAATTGTAAAACTCTAGAGTAATTTTGTAGTAAGACCTGTTATTCCAGCTATTAGTATAGATTTCTGCTGTTGCTGACTTGACTAATATTGTTCGACCTGCAATGATTAACTTGCCATTGCCCCAACGACCTGTATTTCTCTGTCCATTCCGTTCTGTTTCCAAAGAAACTGTTAATCCGCTGCCACCACTGATTGAAACTTCTTCTGAGATGTCTATTTGTTTTACAAACACCCACTTCTCCCACACCAATCTTGAACCAACATATCGCTCGACAATCTCATGCCCTCCGACATAGATTCCTTCTCTTGTAGCCATAGTATCACCTACTCATACACATCATATATTGTGTTCGGGTCTTTCGTGCTAATCGCATTATATTGTGCTTTAGACCCATACCAATACTTCATTTGCTGATTCCCATTTTGGTTAATCAGCTTATTTGCAATTACTTCCGACGGTGTACTTGGAATCCCAAGCGCTGACCTGTTTACTCGTAAAACACCCGAGCTATCGACTGTAATCGTTGAGTTATCAGGTCTGACAACTCCATTTGAACCAGCTGTTGCGGTTGTGGGAGTTAGACTCACTCCGTTTTTAAAAGTCTGCACAGACACTTTTTTCAACCCACGCCCATCATGAATCATGATGTTGTCCGAGTTGTTGACCTGATATGTTTGTGGTAAATCAGTTACTTTCCGTGTCTGTGTACTAATTACTGCCATATTATACCTCCATTCTATATTTCCAATCTGCGACAATCACATGACCATTTTCGTCCGCAAGTAAGGTATGTTCTGTACCGTCTTCCGTACGAATCGGAGCAGTGAAATCGTTCTGCAAGAACATGTACTCGATAGCATTTAGCCTATCTTCGTGTTCCTGAACCTCACGCTTCAAATCCTCTACAGACTCATAGCTTGCTTGTCTGACGTTATCTACGTTACCCAGACCAATTTGAGATTTCGTCACATTGTGCGGATTGTTACGATTAGTAGCGTGAGCGTTGAACTCCTGCTTACTAGCCTGTTCCACATTCGTAACATTCCCCAAACCTACCTGTGTCTTTGTGACACCGTGAGGGTTATTGCGATTGTTTAAATGATTTTGAAAATCAACTTTACTTGCTTGCTCAACATTCGTGACATTTCCTAGCCCTACTTGCTGCTTAGTGACATTGTGTGGATTGTTTTGGTTTTGAATGTGAGCAGCAAGGTCTGCTTGATTCGCTTTATTTGTTGTTTGATTGCCGATAATCGCTTCAAGACCGTCTATGTCTGCAACCTTATGACGGTGGGTTGCGTCGGCTTTATTTTCCCATCGTTGCGCATCCTCAGCGCCGATAATATCTCTTGACCTCCAGATTTTAGCCATCTGTTAGAACCTCCAGTCTATATTTGAATCGTGTCGTTGTTTCAATCGGAACGTATACATCAATAACAGACTGAGGCACATTTGAAGCGTCTAACAACTCAATCTTATTGATTTCTCTGATTGAGTCTGGTATCAAGAAATCAATCAAGACAAAACGTTGTTCTCGTTGTTTCTGTATCGTCACGATTTGATTATTGTTCAACCTTGCTTTGTTGATTTTGGCTAGTACGGTTTCTGTAACTGTATTTAGTAACGTTTCTTTAATCATTGAATAAAACCTCCTCCTGTGGCCCATCATATTCAAAAGGTGTCACTCCTACAACTGCATACCCTGCTCTAGCAAAATCTACTGAAGTCTTGAATAACCGTTCTTTCAATTTGACACGCTCTGTTACTGTCGGGATATGTGTATAGCCCATATTTGCTGGCTTGATTGCGTTGACAAAGATAACTGACTCTCTGAAAAGTCCACTCGTTTCTGCACCAGACTCAATCAGTAGGACCTGATTAGCGAAATCTACTGAAGCCTTGTACTTTCCTTTTCCGAAAAGGTCGTCCAATTTGCGAATTAAAAACCACCAAGAAAATGGTGGTCTCATATTGATTCGCAGTAAAACACGCTCTCTTCTCCAGTCCAACGTATCGTCGGCGCGAGCGACAATACCGTAGACTTCTTCAAATTTCGTTAAGGTAGAAACGTCACAATACATAATAAACTGATTCTTGATGAACTGCTCTAACGAGACAGTCCCGTCTTTAAACAGAGCATTTTCAACCCGAATCAGTTCTTTCATATCTTTGACGCCCTCGTAGTAATCTGGAACGTATTCAGATAAGTTTACTTCTTTCACCATTAAACCATCCTCACTGTTCCTTTATACGGCAATTGTTGTAATTGTCCTGTAAAAACAAGTGCTAAATCAGCTTCACGGTTATTCAATTTCATCTTATCAACGTTTGCGATACCTGTAATGGTCAGCAACTTGGCCATTAACTGCGAGCGATAGATTTTCATGCTATAGGTGTTGACATCTGAGTATTGCGCCCAGTTCTTTCTCAAATCTAAGAAATACTGGTCTAGAGCCTTGTCTACCAGTTCTTTTACTTGATTTAGCTGATATCCTGTCATTAACTCAAGTTTAAACTCAATATCAATTGGGAAGCGTGTCGCGGTCGTAACCGTCACACGATGATTGATAGGAGCAAGTCCAACTCCTTTTCCAGTATATTCTAATGGATCCAGAACATTTTGCACTTTCTTGATTGTCTCGGTAGATGCCAAGTTTAAGTCGTTGTCTAAAACAACCACTTTAACCGTTCCTGAGCCATTCCAAACTGGATAGACCTGAACTGCGCCAACACCATCAATTTCACGGACACGCTGAACATACTCAATGAAGTTACCGCCAAACGGCTTCTCATTGACGTAAATCAAGAAACGCTTCCGCAATTCATCGTCAGTTTCTTCATCTTGCCCAGATGTAACGATTTCCCCTAAGACCGCAGTAGCAAGATTTCTGTAGTTCTCCAAGGGTAAGATATTGCCATAGTAGCGATTTCCGACAACGCCAGTCGTCTCACACTCTACTTCATACTTGCCAGGTACGTTAGTCGCACGAACCACTTTGTAGATGAGTGCAACATCGTCAATTGTCGCAAAACGAGAACCCAAAGCGATTTGTACACCTTCTTTTTTCTCGTTTTTAAACTCCGCAAAGCGTACCGCTTTTTTTGACGGATAACGATGTAGACCGAACTCTTCAACCTTGTAGTCTAGGTATTGACCAATAGCAGTCTGTGGAAATGTATCTAGCAGCAGATTCTTCAACTGCAAATAAAAACCAGCTAACTCGTAACAAGCAGGCGCTAATGCGTCATAGATGATAGAACCCTCCCGTGTATCAATATTTTCATTGACACGAGAAAGAGCGTCATTCATCAGATAATCAAACGTGTATTTTTCTAAGAAATCACCTATCATTAATCAGCGTCACCTCCTTTTCAACTTTAAATAAACCGGATATGGTATGGACTTCAAAGACACAAAGCAAGCTGTCCTTGGTTTGCTGCTCGATGAAGAAATTTTGGACACTTTTAATTCTTGTATCAACTAACAAGGCTTGAGAAATTGTTCTCTCAAGGTCAGCTTTTACAAAATCATAAGGTTTTCCAATCAAGCGCTCCAATTCTACTCCATAGTTCGAAGAGTAGATAACCCACTCAAACCGTTCTGTAAGCAGAATCTTTTCAACTGCTTGCCTCATGGCCTCTAATCCATCTATATATCCGTGTATTCTGCCATTTTTAACTTGATAAGTGTAGGATGGCAAAACAACTTCTTCAATGTTTCGTATATCTACCATCTTCACTCCATCCTTTGTAAAACGTAGTATAATTGCCCATTTTGGGCTTTAATCATTAAAACTTTGTCTCCTGCTTCAAGATCACGAAAAACAATCCATCTCTTGTTGTCCCCTTCAGTATCTCCAGTACGTAGTTCTTTAACCATCGGACTTAGAACTAAAAAGGACTCAGGGATTTCAAGCTTATTATTAACCTTGATTGTCAGAGGAGAAACAGATGTGACAGAGCCAAAAACAATGTCTGTTCTGTCTGTTCCATCATCTACCCCTTGCGCCAAAAGGCGTGCTAATAACTCTCCTGCCATTATTCCAGCGTCCTCAATTCTAAATCCATTGTATGCACCTTGTCCCACTTGTGGGTACATTTAGAGATAATACCAAGACTGTTCTTCTTAATTCCTTCAGACTCTAAATCAGCAAAATCCAGCACAACACTATTGCCTGCACTGATGCCAAGATGTCCTAGGCAAGGGACTTTAAAAGTCTTTTTAGGATGATTTTTAGCTTTCAACAAGAGTTCAGCCTTCTGTTGAATCTGACTCTCATTCATCTTTTCATCTACTTTTTCGTGGTACTGCAACTTGCCCCAAAGAGCAACATTCTTAGAGTCTTTCACTACGTAAACTTCACGCTTCTTACTCTGTTTGTTATCCTTAGTTAACTTCACATAGTTGTAGCTGTCATCGATAGAACCCTCATAGTCAAAGTCTGTCGCTACGCTATCATCCCCAATCACCAAGTCAGTAATCAGCGAATTTAAGGCTATATGCTCGACTGTACCAAAGTTATCTCTGATAATGTACCACATGCCACCATGAATCAAAGTTAAGTCCAAAGCGTTCTGGATCATCGCAAAATAAGTTTTCTTATCTTCGATTTTCTCAGGGCACGTCCAGTTCCCTTCATCAACAACCTTGTACTCAAGTTCTGATATTTCGCAAATCTTACTAAAGATTTCATGACTTTTAGAGGCTTCAAACACGATTGTGTCAGTGTTTTTCAGATACCTCATTCTGTCATAAGCAGTAACTGACCATTTCTTGGCTGATTTCCGTTTTTTCTTGAAAACTTTACCGTAAAACACGCCCTTATCATCTACCTTGAAGCGAATAACATCCCCAAAGTTACAAGCAACCTGCGAGTCTATAATCATATCAAACTCAAGTTTTCCCGGCTGAAAATCAATACTGGTTTCCCATTTGACACCTCCGACCAACTCAGTGATATCAAAGACTTTACCGTCATTCACATCTTGAATCAGAAATTCCATCATAGGACTTGCACCGAATCAGCAGTAACCCAACCACGCCAACCACCGTCAAGGGTAGTAACATGATAAGGATGCGACCCTTTCATATTGATATAATTGACAAGCCTAGTTGCGTTTGACTCAGTTTGACCAGGCCCTTCTCCGTAACTATCCCTATGCAACTGCCCATTGACGAGCACCTTTGCACCAATAGTCACTTCTTTCTTAGTTGAGGGGGCTTGTTCTTTCTGAGGCTGACTCGCTTTCTTCTCCTCTGATACCTTCTTCTCGATTTTTACAAACCGAGCCTTGGCCATCTTGTACTCTTTGAAAGTGATGTCGTAGTAGACATCCTCATGAATACCAGCTTTTCTTTGTTGCTCAAAACTCTCAACTGTCGCAAGCATATTGATACCCACGCCAGAGATAATCAAGCGACAAGGTTCTTTGCCGTCCATGATTTTCTTCAAGAGTCGGACATAGGTTTCAGGCGTTCCTGATTTATTCAGGACATAAGAGCGAAAAGTGTCTCTAGGGAAGAATGAAGTGAAAGTAACCTCAGAGAGTTTGGGAAAACTCATCTGGGTTATTTCTCCTAGCGCAATACTAGTTGTTGACTCGTTATTGGCGCTATTCTTTGTTTTCAGTTCCTCGGGATTGACAGGAAGTTGTGTGACTTGACCTTTGTACTCTACGAAAATACCAATCGCCATTTCTTTCTACCTCCTACGCAATTCCTAGGTCGCTATCGACCAATCCGATAATCTTTTCTTCAATCTTGCCAACTAGATCATTGATATCTTGTTCAGTAGCGCTATTTTTAGACTCATATTTAACACTAACTTGAGGTGTTAGAACTTGGTAATCAATGATGTACTTACGTTCTGCAACATCACGCATCATCTTAATATCTTCGTCTTTCAGCTTGACTTCATCTTCAATCTTACCGACGTTACCAATGTTCTTTCCTTTACCTAGCTTGTCTCCAAGGCCTTTGCCACCTCCGCCACCACCGTCTGGAGCACCTGCTCCTGCTGGCGTCTGGTTCATTTTGTCAAATTTAGAAGCAAGTTCGTCTTGTTTCTTCATTTTGTCGCCAAATCCCTTCATAGCGTCACCGATGCCATTAAAGAAATTCTTTGTCCCTTGGTATGCTGCCATTGAATCAAGCATAGGGTCCTTCAATCCTTCTGTTGGATTGTGTAGCTCTAAACCTTTTCCTTTCATACCAGCAAAAGAAACTTTTTCAGGAGCAGAACCAGGATCTAAACCATCAGCTAGTCCTCTAATTGAGCTACCAAGTCCTCCATTATATGACATTGCGCCAATTTCTCCGACAGTTCCAAGGTTCACACCAGGGATTTTATTCAATGCTTTAATAATCCAGTTTATAGCCTTAATAGCCATATTAGCACCAGCTATGAAAGCATTACCTATAGCTGTAGCTACATTAGCTGCGCCGTCTGCAACTGCTGCAAATGCACCCAGAACCGCTTTAGCAAGAGTGGCAAATGCTTTCTTAACTGCCCAAACAGCCATTAGAAATGTGTTTGCGATTGCTTCAGCGACTGTTATCACTGCATTCCAAATACCAATAAAGACATTGATAATCACAGAGCCTAAGAATATAAACAAGTTGATGATGAATTGTATGTTATTATAAGCAGCTTCTGCTATGTACACAATCATCGCGATAATTGTTGCAGCAACATCCGCAAAAGAAACCCCCATGTCTGCCAGCACTTTAGAAATCAATAATACAATTCCTATCATGAGCAACAAGGGCCAATTTGCTAATGCCCAAGCGACAAATGCAACATATCCAGCCCATGCAGCAACGGTTGCTAATAATTCTAAAGCAGTAATTACAAAGTCGATGTTCTCAGTAACCCAGTTCCAACCTGCAACAAAGAGATTAAAGAGCCACAGAGCTATCTGGCCAATTGCAAACATAGCGGTCTCTAAACCTGCCATGAAGTTTTGTCCAGCGGTACTGTTTATAAACTCTTGCCATGCTTGAATTAAAGGCTGAAATGCGTATGAAGCTACGTTACCAACCTGAGTCATCATATCAGCAAAGGTCATCGGCATTTTCGCAAATTCAGCGTTTGTTTCAACTGCTGAACCAAGCAAAGCGTTCTTAAGAGTATCTCCTGTTAGTTGGCCATCTTTAGCCATCGCCCTCAATTGACCAACGCTGACGCCAAGGTGTCTAGCTAGTTTTTGGGCAACAAGCGGAGCGTTCTCCATCATAGAGTTAAACTCATCACCACGAAGAACCCCCGAAGCAAGTGCCTGTGTGATTTGAAGTGTACCAGCTTTTTGTTGCTCTAAACTGGCACCACCGATTTTATACAGCTTGTTCAACTGTTCAGCGAATGCAATAGCTTCATCATTACTTTTAAAGGCCTCTCCAGCTTGTGAGCGTAGTTTAGCCACAGAGTCTGCCATGATACCGAAGCCAGTCCTTGAGCGTTGCGCTGCTGCCATGATACTATCTTGAAGTTCTTGGCCTGTCTTAGATCCATCTTCTATCGTCTTAAGCCTTGCCATGGTCTGAATATAATCATCGCCTGACTTAATCAGACCGCTCATTAAATTAGCCATTTGCCTCAAGGCTTGAATAGCAACCATGAAATTTAAAGCACGAGAAATAGAGGTCATTCGACCAAGCATGGATGTAGCAGTGCCTAAGCCACCAATAAGTGGCCCAGTTGAAGGAAGTTTAGGAGCGATAGGTGGCGCCATTTTAGGTGCTACAGGACTAGCAACTTTAGGCGCAGTTAGATTTTTAGGCATATCTGCTTTGACCTTAATTGTTGCAGTTTGCGTCATCTTCTTAACACGTCTGTCCAAATCGCTAAACTTTCCGATAGTTCGGTCGATTGTATTATTAATACTGTTCAATGAACTAGAAAATTTATCTTTAAGAGTTAGTGTTTGTGTTAATGTAGCCATCTTCTATCGTCTCCTCCTTCCTTTGCTTTTTCTTTCCATCTCTTTCTGTTCCTTTTGCTCTGCTTCTACTCGGATATCGATGAAGGCAAAAATCAAGGCTTTTTCACGCTTTGATAAGCTATCCAAAAAGGACGGAGTCCAGTTGAATTGATGCAAACAGTAGTAAGCATAACTCAACTCTGCGTCCCCGTCCTCTAGTCGTTTTTTGCTTCTTCAACAAGATCATTGATATCTTCATCAAAACCGTTGAGCGACTGGATTTCTTGCATTAGGGTAGCATATTCCCCAATCTTCAACATAGCTTTCAAGGTTGCTGCTTCATCCCCAACTGTACGATAAGATTCTTGTAGTTGAGCGTCTTTCAAGTCTGGCGTAACAACACAGGCAGACATTAAAGAGTCAATGTACTTATCGTTGTTGAACTCAGGAATAGCCACACCTTGACGGTTTTTCTTCTTGATTGTCGCACGTTTCTTCAACGTATCGTTTAGACTTTCGTCAATACTACGAATGACGAAAGGAGATTTGAAACGTTTAAGGTGTACTTCCTTTGTTTCGTCCTGCTGAACGTTTTCTAGTAAAAAGTCTGAAATTGCCATTTATCTATCCTCTTTCTAACCTAATTTAGGCGCATTAAATTTTTCCAAGATATCCACATCTTCAAAAGTAAAGTTGACTTCTTCTTCCAAGAAATCTTCCTCAACTTTTAGTTGACCCATCACAACTTCATCAAGGTTACATTCACGCAAGATAGTTGTTTGACGACCGATTGAACTTGTCGCATCGTCATTGGTCACTTGGATATCAAAGAATGTATCACGACCATTCTTCATGTAGTCCAACATCATTTCCTTGAATGTTGAGGTTACTCCATAAATGGTCATCTTACCTTCTCCCTTGAAACCAGTCGCTTTTACTTGCGTACCACGTTTGTTAAGGGTGCGGACTTCTTCTTTGTTTTTCTTAACTGTCGCTTCAAGTTCTTTGATATAGAACATGAACTCATTTTTGCCATCGACGTGAATAAAAGCAGTACCTTCTTGACCACTGATTACGTCACGACCTTTCAAATAAGCCATATTTTCTCCTTTTCTAATCTACTACAACTGTCATATACAGTTTTTCCATGCTGTCCACTGGTTTAACTTTAACGTTAACCACTACAGACTCTTTCAACTCACCACGTAGCACCTCGATGTCTTCAACTTTGAAGTCTTCAATAGCGCCACGAGCCTCAAGGTCTTTGAAGTAACGAATACGGTTCGCCTTGAACGCTTGACGTCCATCTTCGTTGTTGTCAACTTTTCCAAGGAAATATTCAGAAAATACATGCTTTGTATCATTTCTAATATCGTCCAAGGTTCGAAGCATACGATTTTTTTGGAAATCTTGATTAATTTCTGATGTGATAGTTACAAGTGAGTTGATATCTTTTTCAACAACTGCTCTATCACGTTTGTTCGTGAACACAAAGTGTCCTTTTTGAAGAGCAGCAATCGTCTCTGTATGGCTCAAACGACCCACAACATCAACAGAGTCTTCATACTTCTCATAAGTCAATGATTTTTCAACACCGGCATTTGCACTTGCTGCTGCAACCCATACCGTCGCTTTAGTCTTATCAATAACCGTCTTATCAGACAAGATAACACCGTTTTTAACGTTGATGACCGCTTCACTGTCTGCGTCTGAGTCTGCAACAACCAATTGAGCACCAAGCCCTTCATCTTCACGCATACGTTTGATAAAGTTGATAGCCGCCTTCTTGATAGAAGCGTCTTCTACTGGCAAGGCCATATAGTTAAATTCAACTGTTTCAAGCGCCTTGAAGTATTCTGAATAGTCTTGAGTTGATACTGTTCCGTCAGTACCGCCAGTCAATTTAGCACCAGCCACCGCTTGCAGTTCGCCTGTTCCTGAAAACTCAACTAGATCATTGTTTTTCAAATCAGCCAAGACTTTTACGGTTTGCGAGTCCATAACAACAGTATCAAGGAATGTGACAACATCAAATGAACTTGGGGCGTCTACGTTTGTTTTAACTGTTACTGTGATGTCATTTCCACGGACACCGCTATATTTAGCTTGAGCCGTTACGTTGTCTGAAAGGCTTACGTTTGCCTTTTCGCCCGTATTCAGACGATAAAGCAAGACTTCACTCACACGTTTGAATGCTTCATTTAGCAACAAAAGCTGTGGGCTTTCTTGCTCATAACCTAGCTTCTTAAATAGGTCTTCACCACGTCGGATTTTCATCAATTTCTTTGACTCACCGAAGCTGAGTGCCAGCGGTACTGTTACGACACCGTCACCGCCAAGGCGTGTCATTGCGATGTCTTTTGATTTGACGTTAATGTAAGCGCCTGGTCTTACTTTATTTTGGCGTTTCCAAATTCCACCTGCCATTAGTTAATCTTCCTTCCTAGTTCGTACTCTAGTTTTGCTCTTGCTTCTTCCAAACTATAAGACTCTTCTGGGTCTAAAATAGCCCCCAAGATGTCTTTTTCTCCGTTGGTAAAAGCGCTACTTTCCAAAATGTCCGCAGTAGGGAACACAATTCCGTCTACATTATCCATCTTTTACCTCTTCTTTCACTTTCAATTCACGTTGTTTGATATCTTCCTCTTCTAACTTCAAGCGTGTGCTTGCGTTAAAAATACAATGCAGAACATTGTCAACCACTTCATACTGACGGTCAAATAAATGAATCGTCGGTAAGTGTAAGAGTTTATAACTCAATTCTTCCTGCATTGCTAAACACTCGCTACGCTTTTTCTTAGGAGGAAAATAAGACAAATCCACTTTAGAACGTACTTTCACATACTTATTGGCTTCTGGAGTGTACTTAGTATCAACCACATGGATAAAAAAACAAGGCTCTTTAAAACCTTGCTCTACTTCATCCAGATAAATCCTGATGTCAGGATATAACCCCTTGATATGACTAACTAACTCCTCGACTAACCGAAAGCCTTTATTTGCCATTTCCTAACACTACCTTTCTCATAAAGCCATCATACTTATCACGGACACGATTTTCCATATCGCTTTTAGTATCTTCAACCGTTTTATGAAGGAAAAACTGCCCTGGAACAAAGCCACCATTAACCGTCTTATGCCCGTACTCAACGTGTGGGGCATAGTAGACCTTGTTATAAACTTTCTGCTTATAAGTCCGTCCAGATACTTCAATACGGCTTTTAGACCAACCTTTTTGCAAAGTTCCGCCTTGTTTACCATGAGCGCTTGCCCAAAATTTGACGTGTTTGCCATCTTTGGTTGTGAACTCAACCCAATGATCCGTATAAACACCGACAGGCGTTCTCTCTTTCACTTTGGAATTTAGTTCTGTACCTTCATAATTCAAGGTCTGTCTCATAAATCGGTCTACTTTCGCATGATTCGCATTCCTGTTGAAGTTGTTAGCAAACTTAGCGAAACTGCGGTAATCAAAACTACCACTCATGATTTGCCCTCTAGCTTTATAGCAATTTCTTGATGTGACCAATACTGACTAATAGGCACATTAGATCGTGTAAACACTTTAACGTGCCCATTTCTATCAGTCACCTCAATCTTGCAACCTGCAGGAATATCATAGACAACAGAGCAAAAAAGTTTCATATCATAGCCGTTGGCTTGATAGTCGCTCCCGTTCGTTGAACTATTGCTCATTTGTGAAATCCTGCAAGGAATGTCCTCTAATAGCACGCTTTCTGACATACTGGTCAAACCGTCTATCTCTTGCTCTGTATAACCTTTAACCGTCATTTTACAGTCATACAAGCAATCAAAGACTGTCTTAGCATATTCGGTCATAGTAGCTTCCTAAAACGATTCAACTGACGCTTGTAGCGGTCAAGTGATGACGGCACTTGTTTCATTCGTTGAATCATTTCATAAGGACTGACCTTCTCGATTGTCGTATCACCCATTTTGATACTCTTAACCGAAAAGTCTTCTGCGTCAGCTTTTTCAGCAAGAACGCTTTGCTCCTTGACCTTGTCCAGTAAGTCGTTCGTCATGTCTATCCATACGTTCTCTAAACGTCCAGGCACACTGTCTTGGTGAATATAATTCAAAATCTCGTTTTCTGATTGGGTCAAAGCGTAGTGAAGAACTTCCATATCTTTGAAATAATTATCCTGACGCATTTTCCGAACGCATGAGATCAAGTACATTGTGTTGTCTTGTTTCAATTCTTGAATCATATTCTGTCACCCAATCTATTTGCCGATTTTGTGTTTCAAAGCGATAATACCGATGTTCTTAGGCTCATAAACACGTTGCCAGTTTTTGAATTTAGCCAAGTCAGTGTTTGATGGAGTGATGTTTCCTTCAGCCACTTCTGCGCCAGTCCATTTCACGCCGTACGGGTGCATCACAAGGGCACGACGAGTGTAAATCATGTCGTTACCTTTAGCAGCTTCACGAGAAGTTTCGAATGTAGTCAACCCTGCTGGATTTCCTGTATTAAGACCGATTGAACCTGTTCGGAAAAGGTATGATGTATAGACATCTCCTGCTGGTGCAATGCCATCATCGATAATGACACGGTAACCAAGGTAGGTTGGAATGTTGATAGTCGCAGTTGTTGGCTGGATGTATTGAATCAAGTTATCTTTTTGTAGTTTAGTGTAAACCGCTGAGTGCATAGCAATCGCAGTAACTTGATCAGCAGAATCCCCAAGCAATTGTTTGGCGTCAAGTACCATAGCTGCATCGATACCAGTAGACGCTTTTGATTGGTCTGATACGTGAGTTTCTTCCAGCGCACCTTTCTCTCCACCGGTACCAGTAGCAAAGATACCATTCAAGGTAGCAATCAAGGCTTTTTGGTCTTCACGCAACCAGTAAGCGCCGATACGATTCAAGATAGCACGAACTGGGTCAGAACCAGCTACTACACCAGTCAATTCGTTGGCAGCCCAACCACGTCCACGATAAAGAACGCAGGCAATGTCTGCTCCAGCAGTGATTTTTCCTGTTTCTAGTGCTTTGTCGCCGTTTCCGAGAACTTCAGAATCACCAGTAAGGTCATTCCAGAAAGGCATGTTGACCAAAAGCCCACCAGATGTAATGTTTTTAGAGACACGCTCGTCTGATACTGCAATACCACTTTGAACGAAAGCAGATTTAGCAGCTGTGTACTGTTGCATGTATGCATTGTACTGTTGAGGTGTAATTGCATTTAGAATCTTTGTAATTTCATTAGCCATTAGTTATTTTCTCCTTGTTGTTCTAAAAATTGAGTTAGATTGGCATCAGGATTGCTCATAGCAGTTTCCCAATTCCCTAAATTAGCACCTTGCCCATCGCCTTGCTTTGGCGTGTATTGGGCTTGTTTCTCCCCGTTAAAGAGATATGGACTCTTAACACGCTGAGCCTCGATTTGCTCAGTCAAGCCAATCAATTTGCCATCTTTTACGGAGATTTCATCTTTGTTTAAGATTTTCTCAAAAATTTCTGCGTCTCGAACGCCAGCTTTTGTCAATTCAGCATCGATTAAGCGAGATTTGTTCTCATCCGCTAGTTTCATCTCAAGCGCTTCTGTATCTTGTTTGTACTTAGCTTGTAAGTCCTCTAGCTTTTGCTGAATATCTTCAACATCTGCGCCTTTTTTCTTCAAATCATTCAAGTCTTTGTCACGTTGTGTCAGCTGTTCACGAACGCTCTCTAATTCGCTTTCTTTACTTGCCACATCATCCTTAAACTTTTGGATATCCGCACCATGCAAAGCGAAGACTTGAGAAATTTGGTCTTCAGTTAAGCCGATGTTTGCTAGTTGTTCTTTTTTCATTTTGAAAATCCTTTCCTCTACGCTAGGCTTTTTAGGTGTTCTCCATCACCAGTCGCTCCGCTTTTATTAGGACTACGGACTTGTCCAATGTTTGAACCTTTTAACGCCGTATTCAGGGCATAAGAAAACCGCCTCGATTTCGATGCGGTTAGGTTATTTTTTAATTTCTTTGATTACTTGTTTTACAAATGCTATGATAAACAGCATTAAAAACAGAAATGCCAACCACCCGAAAGCGATTGATACCCAATACCAGATAAACATGTCTTTACTCCTTTTAATGTCATAATCAATCAACTTCATACGATAATGAAGAAATGTCTTTTAATATTTTAGGTAGTAACTCAATCACACTTAACGTATCTGTCCCATGGATATTTAACTCTAATTTCACTGTCGCTGAGTCATTTTTGCTTGATCCTAAAAATTCTACGTTAGGTATCCCAATTCTTGCTGTATCCATTTTCAATCCTTTCTAAGCATAAGAAAAGCACTTAGATTTCTCTAGGTGCTTATTTATCTAATTGGTAAGCCTTTTGCGTAAGCTTCTTTGGCTTCTGCAAGCGTCATTTCATTAGGTCCACCATCTATATTGGTTTCTCCTGTATTTTGCCACTGACAGACGTCACAAATATCATACACTGCCGTAACAGTCCCACATACTGGACAATGTACATATTCACGACCATCAATGATTATCAAATTCTCTTTCCCAGTCTTGCTCATAATAATCAACTCCTTTTTTCGGTTTCAATATTGTTGTAATACGTTTACTACGATTATCGCCTAAAACATATATATTATTTTCTACATCATATCGCACTCTACGCATTTCTGTATCGTAACCGAGTATATTCTCGTTTATCGTCTTAGACAACAAATTCTGTCCGATATGAAGATAATCCTCTTTTGTGATATCTCCGAACTCGACTCTGTGTTTTTTATAATGCCCATCAAAAGATTTCTCAGTAGGAAACTTGGACTTTGCCCATCTGATGCGGTCTTTTAGTTCCTTGTATCCCTCAACGTTATTATACTTCAAATCATAGAAGCCTGCAAATGTTTTGGGCATATTTTGGGAGCCTAAAACCTGCCTATAAGCTATGAACTGCTCCTTGGTTCTGCGGACTCTGTCCTTTTCCAATCGTTCAGCTTGTAGCTTGTCTTTGATAGCAGTCTGACCATACTTATCAAGTTGCTGCTTTCGCCAATCCTTGAAGGTCTGACCGCTCTCTACCTCATAGCCTTTCCCTGTTTCAATATCTCTTGCATAACGTTTCCCACCTTTTTCTAAGGCAGGAACTGTCGTACATCGACAATGAGGGTGCATAGTAGGATAATTCACGCCTTTTTCTGCATCCTTAACAAGAAATACTTTCCCGTCCAACTCGCCACAAATAGGGCATGTGTGAACCTCTAAGGTCGCTAGATACCTATACCTCTTGATGTTGTCGTCTTGGTATTCATCTAACGTTGCTTGAGCCTGAATGCCGTTTGTTTCCGTCTGTAAAACCGTCACTGCACGATTACGAGCACGTTCAAACTCAATTGCTAAAAGTTTACTGGACTGGTCTATCGGATAGCCTCGGTTTAAATCGTTGGTTACAAGCGATTCTACTCTACTAACCAGTTCGTCCATATTGCTACCCCAAACACGCTCAGAGAACCGCTTGCCTTTGAAGTTTTCGTTGATTGCCTTTTGAAGATACTCTTCTTCTAGACGCTCAGGCTTGAAATTCGGTTCTCTTTTGGTCTGCTTATGGTAGTTGTAAGCACGATTTAAGTAGGTTTCTTGGTAGGTTTGCTTGAGATGTGTTTCTATTCGCTTGTTGATTTTTCCAGTCATTTCAGCGATATCCATCTCAACGCCAGTAAACAAGGCATCTGCATTTGTTTTGACCTTTATTGACCTTGACCACTCTGTTAAATCAGGATGTTTCTTAACAAAGCCAGCAATCTCTTGCTTGGTTTTTAATTGGTCAGCCTTAGTCAGAGATAACAAATAAAATGGCAATATATCACTACGATTTTTAGACACTCTCTCAAACGCCTCTAAACGCCCTGTAATGCGTTTTAGTGTTCGGTGGTATAAATTATCGATGTAGTCTATTATCTCGCTGAGGTCGTCAATCTGAGCCAGCTCATATAGCAATCTGTCTTTCTCTTCTCGGCTGAGGTCATCAAGAGATTCGATGAAAGCAATCTTCTCTTCTTTATTCAGCTTCCGACTCATGCTCTAACTCTTCCATATCGTAGGCTTTTTCAGGGCGTTCCTCTTGTTCAGCTTTCTGCAAGCGTAGTTCATCCTGCCAATCTTCTACAATCGGATTCGATTTAGCTACGTTCTCTCTTGATGTGATAGTTGCAAGAGTAGAAACCACTTGAGCCATTTCTGTATCGTTATTGATTGAGTTCCGTGTCCATGTTTGCTTGATTTTGAATTTGTCGGAAAATCCTAGATGTTTCAAGATCATCTTAACAAGTGTGGCATATCCACTTCTAAACTGAGTTTCCATATTCCCAGCTTTTAACTCTAAAAGAGAGTATAGAAACTTCAAAGCAACGCCAGAACTGTTCCCTAATTTGTCTGTCTCAGGGTTAACCCCTTGGCCACTGATAAAGATTTGTTTTTTAGTCCGCTCTAAAATCAGATTTCTTGCTTCGGTTGGAATGTCAATCGCAATAGTTGTTACTCCTGACTGGTCTCCCATACCGTCGTTGTCCATCTTAATCATCTTGTAGCGTTTCAAATCTTTTAGAAACTCTTGCTTGTCCTGTCCACCGTAATTTGTAAGAACAAAGATAACCTCTTGAACATCGTCTGTATCATTGACAAATCCACTGAAAACCTTGTCGTAAACATCAACTAGGTCTTTGATTGGCTTCAAGTCGTTGGTCTCTATTTCGTTATTCTTGAATGGAATAAAAGGAACAAGGCCAAAATCATGTTTGAAAGTGTTGTCGCTAGAGTGGTCTCCATTCATGGTATCAATCAAAGAGATTGCTTGGAATGACTCTAATTCTTCCAGTGGCTTATTTTCTTCGTGACGATAGAAAGAGCACTCTTTGTCGTTCCAGTATTCGTAAACAGTGTAATTCTTACCGTCTGTTTCATCTATGCTAGAATAAACTCGCAGTACCCCAATCAACTTCTTATCCAAAGACTTTGAGTAGATTGGTATTACTTCTTTTGAGTCGACGCAGGCATATCTAAACGAGTTATCACTAGCGTCTTTCCAAACATGAAGCCAAGCAATACCAGCATTTCCTGCATTCACACAAAGTTGCTTGCTGATACGTTCATAGTCGTCTCCTAAGACGTCTACAATCTTATCATTAACGCTTTTATCATCCACATCAAATGTAGGCGGATAGGTCAACGCATAAGCCTTTTTCTGGTCAAGCAATAACTGGTGCCAGTTGTGACTAATACGGTTGTCAGCATTACGAAAAGCATTATCTTCTGCTTTCGCTTCATTCTCTGCGCCTTTCTTATCGGCAGGCTTACGCTTACGTTTAATATCATTCTCGTTGCGATAGTATTTCTCAGCTTCAATCGCTTGCGTGACAAACTTTCCATGTTTGACCATCTGCGACGAGATTATATTTTTAATTACTTCTATTTCCAAACAGTCATACCTCCTGACTTGAATAATACTGTGTAGCAGAAATAACGCAGGGCGTCCATTGCGTGGTCAAATTGCTTGATAGGCTTGTCCTCGCCGTTTGCTGAGGCTTTCTCGTCCCAGACATAAGCGTGGAACTCTTTCAGCGTATTCACACAACTCTCATGTACTGCTATTTTCTCTTGGCCCAGCATAGAACCAACAAAACGAATGCCTTCAAGGACATTATTTCTAGCTTTTTTGATTCTATATCCTCTCTTCTTCAATTCAGCAATGAATGAAGCAGCAGACGGGTCAATAATGATTCGTTCGATGTTCGTATCGCCTAACCAAGCAGTTAAATCATCAGCATACTCGGCATTGGTTTTCTGTACGTTCTCGTCACGACCTGAGTAATAATATTCCCGTGTTAAGTAGTACTTGCCATTGATGTCTTTTTCCCACAAAAGAAAAACGGTCGCATTCTGCGTACCGTAGTCGACCGAAACATATTTGCCCAGTTTACTCATTTCTGGCAAGGTTGATACAACATGCTTATCCTTACTGAACATATCGTAGACAATACCTTCTGCAACCGTCCAAAGACCTTGGATGTAGCGCTGATAGAAAACACCTTGATATTGACTTCTGTATCGCTTCTTGATGTTCTCTGAAAGAGAAAGGTTGTCGTCCATATCAAAATGCAGATAAAGCATATTCTTTGTTTCTGCTTTGTCTATCCAGTTGACTTTAAACCAATGATAAGGCCCGTCTGGGTTGCAGTTGAACCACCACTTCGAACCTGTCACAGAGCACCGCCCTGTACCCTGGTTAACAAAGGACTCAGGCATAAGCGCCACTTCATCGAAAAAGATACCTGCCAGCGTTAAACCTTGAATAAGATCCTGTGAACTCTCGTCCTTACCGCCAAAGATATAAAAATCATTCGACACGTCACCTTTTGTGATTTCTATCAAGTTATCCGTCCGATGATAGACGTAGCTAAAACCTCTTGACTGTATCATGACCAATAACAGTTTCAGGACGTTACGATTAAAAGAGCCGATTGTCTTTCCGCACATCGCAAAGTTCTGATGATTGAATGACGTCATCGCCCAGATAACAAACGCTAGGCTCATAGAGACAGTCTTACCAGAACGGATAGCGCCATCTGCTATAATGCCTTCCGACTCATGAACTGGAGAGTTCCAAAGCCACCAAGTCAACACTTTCTTCTGCTTTTTGCTAAAAGGTTGAAATTTGAATGTATTGGTTTGCATTCTTAATCTAGCCAAGTTTCTTCAACCACCCCTTCTAGAGATTTAATAAAGCCGTCGTCTTTGACATCAACTTCTGATGTTCCCATCTCTCTTCTACGCTTCTCGTTTCCTAACTTGAGCGCTTCAATGCGTTCTTTTTGCTCTCTCTTATCAAGTGAATCTTTCGCATCTGTCGTGGTTAACTTGCTGATTTGTTCAAATGCTCTAACGTTACCTTTCATAGCTTTCTGCATCATAACCATTGCAAGAGCCATTTCGTTAGTTGTGTCAAACCCCATATCTTCAAGTTGCTTCTTAACACTTGGACTTGCTACATCTGCTTGCAGAATCGTTTCAAAAGCCTTTTTTAAGTTTGCTTTTTTTCTTCTAGCTTTACCAGAGGCCACTCCTGCTTTTTTTGCATTTTCTCGGCGTTCGCTCGGAGTTCGTTCTGAATTTTTTATCAAATTTTGCTCATTAGCCATCGCCTCACTTCCTTATCAAAAAAATAAATTTAACTTACTTTTTCAGCGGTAAGTCCTGTCTCTTCTTCCCAACGTTTAATCGTCCGCTCTACATACACGGGATCTAGTTCCATTGCATAGCAAACTCTTTCAGAACGTTCACACACCATTAATGTAGAACCTCCACCATTAAAGCTATCTAGAACCTTGTCACCTTTCTTACTTGAGTTCAAAACACATCTAGCAATCAACTTCAAAGGCTTCATCGTCGGATGGATATCGTTTCTAACAGGTTTATCCTCGTAAAAGACAGTTGTCGGAGATGTATCCTGCATAGTCTTGATGTAAGAAATCAATTCGCTTTTTGTCATTCCTTTTAGATTTTCTTCATCTTCTTCAATGACAGTAGCTAGTGAGCGATTGTCCACAAAATAGTGACTCGCTCCGTCTTTCCAACCGTATAGGCAGGGTTCATGCTTCCATTGATAGTCCTGACGACCTAACACAATAGCATTCTTGACCCAGATAATGGACTGTTTCAGTAGCCAACCTGTCTCTTTTACTGCGGCTCTAAAATTTAAACCTTCCGAATCTGCATGCCAGATATAGAACGCTCCCCCTGGTTTTAAGTGATTGTTTGCAACCGCAAATGCATCTCTTAGGAATTGTCTGAAACTAACATCATCCATGCTATCGTTCATGATTGTCATAGCTTCATCAGTTCCTCCTTGATAGGCAACGTTGTAGGGCGGGTCTGTAACATATAGATCTATCACTGCGCCATCAATTAACCGTGCCATATCTTCAGCAGATGTGCTATCACCGCACATTAATCGGTGTCGCCCCAGCTGATAAATATCTCCATATTCTACTTTTGGCTTCTCTTCTGAATCGGTATCAGCTTCTTCTCCCTCTTCTTTTTCTACTTCTTCAAAATCATCTAAAGAAAAGTCAATATCTTCAAACCCAAACATCGTCATATCAAAACCAGTAAGGTCATCCAATTCGCTATAAAGTAGCTCAATGTCCCAATCAGCAAGCTCCCCTGTCTTATTATCAGCAAGTCTAAATGCCTTAATCTGTTCCTCTGTTAAATCATCTGCAATAAGAACTGGAACAGTTTTTAGCTTTAAAAACTTTGCTGCTTTAAACCTTGTATGTCCGTTTACGATTTCTCCATCAATCGTTGCGACAATCGGAACCTTAAAACCGAATTCCTTTATAGAATTGGCCACTGATTCAACTGCTTGTTCATTGTTCCTAGGGTTGTTTTCATAAGGTCTTAGCCATTCAATCGGCTTATCAACAATCTTCACTGTTTCCCTCCTCAAGAAACCAAAAAACACACATCCAGAAGATATGTGTTTCTCGGGTTATATAGTCCTTTAGACTTTGCTTTTTACAGCCATTTCTGTAAAAATTGGAACGACAGGACTTGAACCTGCAACCAATAGGGTGAAAACCTACCGCTCTACCACTTGAGCTACGTTCCAACTGCAAGGCGACTACTACCTTACGTGTTAATTAGTAATTAATTTGAAAGTTTTCCTTTTTTTATTTTTTTGTAGTCTTTAACGGCGATGCCCGGAATCGAACCAAGGGGAAACATAGGAGAGAAACCACTTACCTGTCACCGCCAAAACGAGGCCGAAACCTCGGAAAAATATAATAAATATAAAGGAGACGTCAATGAACGAAATAGAGGGAGGGATCTGAGACCTTTCTTTTCAATTCTTGACAATACCATTCTAACAGAATTTTAGAACCATGCTGTCCCAAATAGTCCCATTTTAAACTTTATGACATCAAACAACTTCTTCTAGAGCTAAAATTGCCTCATTTTTCAATCTGTAATAGGTTGTACGGCTCATTTTTAAGTCGTAACAAATACTATCAGCAGTCCCTTTATTGATATAAGTCATTCTCAAGATTGTCCGATACTTCGGATTTGTTAGCTTGTTGATCATTCGACCCAATTCTAACTTACGATTGATGATGACATTGGTATCCTTCTCGATTTCATCCTTCATCGTAATAAGTTGAACATATACATCATCAGCCTTTCTAGTCTGTCCACCTTGGACTTTGACACCTGACCACTTAGGACTTGAGAGCAAACCTGCCTCAAGCTCATTGATTTCATCTATACGGCTTTGGATGTCCATGTCAAGGTCTTGTAATTCTTTCAATAACTCTTTAGCCTTGTTCACTCTCTATCTCCTTTGTGATATAATAATATTATTGAGATTATAGCTGAGGCAGAGAGTGCCTTGGCTTTTTTTATTCTTTATTCGTAATCACACTACCTGCACCGTTAACAGTGACCCAGCCATGCTTCTCTCTGGCTTCTGCTTCTTTCATACGGATAAGATTATCTGTTATTGAATCTGACTTAGCTTTGTTGGCCTTGGCTTCACCTTCTGCTTTAATGATACCTGCGTCTGCTTCGGCTTGAGCTTGAACTTTCTTGGTATCAGCTTCAACTTTTGCTTTTTCTTGTTCCTGCTTAGCTGTATCAATTTCCTTTTGTTTGACCGATTCATTTTTGATTGCTGCTTCAATCTCATCTCCTGCGTCTTGGTCTGTGATGGTAAAGGATACAAACTCAAGATCGTAAGACTCAAATTTTTCTTTAAGAGCCTTATCAATCGCCTCATAGACTTCAGTACGCTTGTCACCCAGCACATCATAGATATCATAATTACCTGTTACCGATTCTATAGCACGTTGAACTGCTGGAGATACTACACTATCATTTACTGTTTCCAAGGTAGTGTAGTTAGAGAATACCGTCATGGCTTTTTCCTTGTTGACACGATATTTCACATCGATATTAGTATTCAGCCATTGACCGTCTTTTGTCTGAGTTGTGATTTTCTCCATCGTTTTTGTTTGAACAGATGTCGATAATGTATAGACTTTATCAATAAATGGCATTTTTAGATGATAGCCTGTTTGTAGAGTGTTTTCTTGCACACCTCCAATTGCGCTAACCTTTACACCGACTGTGTTAGCCGGAATACGCTTCACAGCCGTGAGACGAAAAATCCCAAGTGAAGCAACAGCTGCAACTGTAATGATACCGCCCTTAGCAAGTTTTGTAAGTGTCGTTTTTCCTGTTTCGTGATTGTATTGTGTAAACATTGTTTTTACTCCTTTTTTAAATTATTTTCCCATCAAAAACTAGTGTTATTGTACCTGTACCATCTTTGTGTTTAGATACTAAAGCACGACAATCTGAGCCTAATTCAATACCCTCAACTGTGATACTGCGCTTTATCCTGTCAACATTGATGATTGTTCCCATTAATGTTTTAATTCTCATGTTCCATCTCCTCGATAAGCCAATCTAGGTTCTTGCGTGCTTTCTTTAGGTCCTCAAGACCGTTTTTCTTCTGGAAGCGCAGTTGATACTTCAAGGCATTTCCAAGATAAAAGCCTTTCAGCTGTTCTGGTGTCATGAAATTCCTTAAGGCATCGATAGATTCCATGCCAAATCTTCCTTGGTAGTGGCTTGGTTTGTTTACGTTGTCAATTATTTCTGGGTACATTTGATAGCCTCCCCAAGTTCTAAGATTATTTGATTCCATTCTTCTGTTGTTGTTTCTCTAAAATCAAACTGAGACATCATTTCAGCTCTTTTGAATAATGCCCTCTTAAAGAATGAAGCTTTTATGGAAAAATTCATATCATCTGTTTTAAATTCGGTTATGATTTTCTTTCCATAACCCTCTATCTCTACATGGACTCTTGTTTTTCTATAGAGAGGTAGAGGCTCCGCCCAAACACTTCCTTTCAAGTCTGATTCATCGACTTTTTTTAGCATTAACGATATCTTCTTAGCTTCGCTCTCTTTTTTAGCACCACTGAACGGGTATCTTTTTGGTCTCATTTCTTATCCTCCAAAAGCTCTGGGTTTTCGTACACATTCCCAACAACCTCACAATAAGCATGTCGTAGCCACAATTCACATCCGTGTTGTTTAGATTCAAGACGATAGGCTCCGCCGTAATGTCTTACAACCTCGTAATAAGTGGGTTCAGAATAGACATCTTTGGCCATTTTGACTATGTCGCCTTCAAAGATAATCTTTCCATCCCTATCAACCATATCTGTTGATTGCATGAGTTCGATTTCTTCAAGTTCATAACAATAGATATCTCTATCGTCTGGTAAACCATTCTCAAAATAAACTTGTTGTGTCACTATTTCTTTGTTTTCGTAGTCAATATCAAGAATGTCATCTGAAAAAAACATACGTTTTTCTGTTTTTATCCACGCTCTATATCTTGGTGTCATGTTAAATCCTCCTAAGCATTAACAACTGGAAAATGAATATCACCAATCACTAAAGAGCCTACGCTGTAATAATAGCCGTTATGCTCTGCTTCACAATTGGCAATAGCTACAGGGTTCTGATTATGGAAGATAGTTACCTTGTTTTTATAACCAGTTCCCCAATGGTCGGGGATTTCTTCCGGTTCTCCAATTTCAACATTAGTAATCACAGCGTCAAGTGATACATCTTGGAACTCCCCACCTGCTGAGGCACAGCAATCACTTTCAGACATTTCAATAGTGACCTTTGTGCCGTCTTCAAGCAGCAAAAAGTCCTTATCCCATTTCACAATACGCTTAAAGAGCAACAATTCTTTAAGCTCTTCCAACGACCCGTACCTTGCATTTTTCCAATCAGGCTCATAATAGTATGGTAGTTTAATAGTTTCTGTCATAGTAACACCTCATCCCCAACTTTCACCTTTTCATACACGTCCTTCGTAACCACGAACACGCCATAGTCACGAATGGTCAGCGTGTACAACTTCCCATGTCGTCCTTTCTCGACGACTTTACCGAATATCTCAGCGCCTGCGTTATCTGCCTTGTAGACAACCATTGGGCGCTTTTCTTCTAGTTTTTTAATGTGGATGCTCTGCCAAATATTTAATCCAGCAGACAATAATATCCAGATTGCGATAAATCGTTTCATTCTGTTACCACCTCATAAATATTTTTATATACTTTTATAAAACAAAGCCTTTTTAACTCGAAGCAATGAACTTCTAGTCACTGGTATCATCCGTGGAATTAGAGCATCATGCGCTTTAAAACATATTAACTCTTTATCAAAATCTACATAAGCCACTTCGTCAATATCTATAAATTCTTCAACCAAACCATTGTTCGTGACCATATCTACAACTACGCTTTCAAACATCACTCAACTTCCTCCATCTCAATTCCTGGGCAGTCGAGCACCCAGCTAAAACCAGAATATTCTAGCTCCTTTCGTGTAAATTTTTCGTTGTTTTTCCAATTGTTAAAAAAGTGGAATCCAGTTTCTGTTTGATTTAGATAATCATCTGTATTTTTTAACTTGACTTTGTATTTTGGCTCTTTCTCGGCCTCATAGTCAGTCAACCACGCTCGAGCGAAAAGTTCTTGGTTGTTTTTGTCATTAAGCCATTTCTTCACGAATTCGCTTTTTTTAGCGTAGAGATGGATTGTTTTACTATCTAGTGCACTACTCAAGCTAAAATTATTTAAAAGTTGGCATTTAAAAATCCAGTCCTCTATATACTCCGGAACTTTGACTTTTTCTGGTTTGTTTAACTTCTCGTATTCTAGGATAAGTTTTTTTACGCCTTGATAAGAGTAAATATGTCCAAGTTTACGCATTCTTTCGATTAAATCTGTTATTTGTTTTTCTTTCATCTTACACCTCCTCCATCTCAATCCCTTCACAAGAGAAGACCCATCCGAAGCCAGCTTCTTCTAGTTCTTTTCGGGTGTGGTGCAAGCGAAATTCTTCGCACTCTTCGAAATTGCTTAGCATCCACGTATGGCCAAATCTAAATGTCAAATATGTATTCTCTTCGGACATACCTTTCATCTTCACCAAATACCTCTTCTCTTCCTCGACATCGTAGCCGTCAAGCCAAGCACGAGCGAAGAGGTCTCTGTTAGATTTCTTGTTGTACCATTCTGTGAATTCTTTAGTTCCGTTACCCCAAGTATAATGAAGCGCATCTTCTAGTTCTGGACTTTTTTCTCTTGCATCTTCAATCACATCTGCCACACACTGCGGGATTTTGATTGGTTGCGGTTCGTCTAGTTGTTCAAAGATTTCTTTAACATCTTCCCACCAAACTGCATAACCTTGAAAATTGCCAATTATTGTTTTTCGTTCTTCAAATTTCTCAATCAATTCCTTAAGTTTCATCTTTCAACTCCTTAACTTATCTTATGGCTTTCCAGCTCTCCAAATTCATGCCCTTGGTTTACAAAATACGAACCAATCAGAACAGCATCTGCCTCGTCATCTTTGACGTTTAGGTTGAATTCATCGGACACTTTAGCAATAGCCTGTAGCTTCATTGATTTCTTGCTTCGGTCTTTGTAGCTAAATTTCCAGTACTTGCGCCAGGTCGACACGTTCACGAAGTACACATTGTCAGCAATCAGTCGGCCAAGAATGATACCTGTCACAATTCCAATACTGATCATAGATTGCTGATTTGGCCCCATGACTGAGTTCTTCTCGACCACAATCGATTCAAAATGGCAGTTGTACTTCTGGAGCGCTCTCGATTGAATCGCTCGCAATTCACTAGCCATGAACCGCCCACGTTCAAAGAACGATTTGCTTTTATGCTTTAAGACACCACTCTGAACAAGATTAGAGCCGTGAAATACGGCCCATCCTGTCGCAGTAGTTGAAATGTCTAACGATAATGTCAATGAACTCATTGCAGTTCTCCCTTGAATCCACAGAGATCAAATAGGTTTCGTTTATTACTCTCAATAAACTCAAAGAACTTCTGAAGTTCGGCCAAGTGGCGCTTTTCTCTCTTGATTCCAAGGCTCGTATGATACTCTGTCGGCATTTTCGGTGTCACCTTAATATCTAACCAGTAGAGAGGCTCAAACACGTCGCCACTTGTATCAAGAGAAGCATCTGCATCTGTATTTCTAAAATGCATCTGCATATCATATTCAATTTTATTGGTGATCGTGATGGTCTTGTCCACGATTTCAAGTGTGATATCTGTTCCTGGTATGTCGATTTTGTTTAGCATTTATTTTCTCCTTATGCGTGTTTTGTATTTTTGTTGATTTCTACCAGCCATTGTTCTGCAGTTTGCCGAATTTCTTCTGGAGCTGATAAATTGTGTTTTCCCCTAATTTGAACGATTCGGCCAT